AGTTTACGCTGACGGGCAACAACTTTGCCAATTATCAAGGCAATTGCCGATTCTGACAAGTTAATTGATTCCTGTGTAGCCTGTTGTTTTGCTAGATCGTAAGCAGCTTGAACAGCAGGGCTAAGTTTATTGCCGTTTTGTATTGACATATCGGCTAAGGCCATTTGTGTAGGATTTAATGGTTGTCCAGGGATAACCGGCATACCACCTATAGCAGTTCCGCTATAATTACTAGCATATTGTCCGGGACCAGTTTGTCCCACTAATTCATTTTCGCCAGGACGAGTACCGTACTGATGATCCAAAGGTTGTGCCTGTTGCCCTTGTAGTGCTTTGCCGATTTGTCCAGCAGCATAAGCAGTAGCGCCTGTTTTAGCACCTGCATAAGCAGCACTGCTAAACTTCTCACCTTGAAGTAGTTTGTCTACCATTTTAAATAGGCCCAGTGCTGCTGCACCACCTAATCCAGCACCACTGATACCTGCGGCTGCAATCAACGCTGAATAAATTAAACTCTGTGCAATTGGATGTGCTTTGGCAAAATCTCTGTACTTTTGCACATACTTCATTACGCCTTGATCACCACCTGTAGCTTGTTTTAACTTTTCAGCAGCTTGATCGTATTTGGCATCCAATCCCTTGATAGGACCAGAGTTTTGTATTTTAGTTTTTAGATCTTCCCACGCCCTATTAACTGTTGCAGCTATATCTTTACCTTGCCCAATCATAGTTCTATTAGAACCCGAGGCTGTAGCACCTGCTTCTATTTGTTGAAATAGTTGATTTATTTGATCAGGAGTAAGAGCAGCTTCTTTGATTACAATACCTGCGTGTTCCCATAATCTCACAGAACGAATAGATGGTTTGTCTAGTCCTTCATAGAGATAGTCGTTGTAAATGTGATTGAGCTTCATAGAATTAAGATTTAATCATCTATTTATAAACGAACTGCGTTCGTTTGATCTATCGCTCACGCTCAGATCAGTTGTTTCGTCGAAGACGTTTTTAATATTATCCAGATTGTTTGGTCACACTTCGCCCGCACAGGGCGAAGAACATTATCCGAGTTACCTCAGTCACACAGTGTTAGAGCATTACAGTGGCGGTTGACCTGTACCACGAGCTCCGTCTTCATCTCAACGGCAGCTTACATATACACACTATCGCATATGTAAACCCAGGGTTTTTCTCCCTTCTTTTTTGCCTTTTCTACTATCTTCTAACAATCAAACCGCGGCTATTTGCGATCTTGGTCCTGTAAAGGATACTGATTGAGAACTCTTAACGGCAAGAGATTTCCGTCCCTGTGATCCGAGATCCAGGTCTAGGGCGCACGATATTGGCTTGCGCTTGCTTGTTACCGTTTAAGGTGCCTAAATTTTATTTCTAATTATTAAATCTTGCCTTTTATATGTGATTGGTGTATCCTGCAACTTATCTGTCCGTTATAATAATCATCTGATTCTAATACTTTTCTTTCAAACTGGGTTCTTGCTTCTACATAAGTGCATTCACTTTTACTTTTGCAATAGAATAATATTTCTCTTGTAAAATTATTCTGGCCAAGCAATTCGATATCTTTTTTAAGTTCGTCTGAGCTAGACCAATATGTTTGCCAGTCGCTTGATATTTTGCTTCTAATTTTCTTCTTCTTTTTAGTGCCATTCTTTAGTGTAACAGTTTTATATGTTGTTTTAGAGAACTTTGCTAGTTTTTTGCCTATATATTTTCTACCATTAGTCAAGTTTGTGATAAGATATACAAATCCTACACAATCTTCAGGAAGAGTCTCCACTGCTTGATTTTGGTATGTCCACATTCTTCTTTTTATACTTCTTCGGTGGCTCTTTGGCCTCTACTTCTCGTTTCTTCTTATCAAATGCCTCGGCCATATCTTTGCTTCGGTTTCTTAGAACGATACACAATTTCTGTAGTCTAACCACAGTATGCCTAAACTCGGTACCTGATCTAAGGGCACTAGATTTAAGGAACCTACGATGATAGTTATTAACTTCTACAAGTGCAGCCACAAAATCTGAGTATGCTTGCGTATACTCGGCTCGTGTCCGTACGATTTCCGGATCATCTAGCAAAATACATTGGGCACCGTGATACCGTTTGTAAGTTAGCTTAGACACTCGACTACCGCACTTTTCGCAGGTTACATGGTCTTTTGTAGATTCAAGCCACATATTCTAAATCATTATTATACGAAGTAAAGCCGTTCTCTTTTACCACCCGGAGGACACTATTTACACGGCCCACCAATTCATCCTTGTGAGATATAAGGTAAATGTTCTTATTTCGTTCTCGAGCCATTTTCTTCAAAACAGCTAGAGCACTTTCCACACCCGCTGAGTCCATACCGGCATCAACAAGCTCGTCGATGAACAACAGGTTAATGCTCTGGTACAGTCCTTCCCATACATCTCTAAAGGCAAAGCTCATAGAAAGAATCAGTCGATTACGCTCGCCTCGGCTTAAATTATCAAAGTCTAAATCTTGACCTAGTTGAGTAATTTCCACATTTAGGTCATTTTGGAATATCACAGTATGTGGCAATCCTAGCTTGTCGATGTAATAACTCAAGCGTTTGTTCAAATAGTTTAAATTCTGATCAATGATCTTCTTACGAATAAAGCTGTCTTTATTGGTTAAAAGTTTTAGCAGGAACTCTTGGTGTTCTTTAATCCTAGTTAACTCGTTGATAGAGTCCCACGAGATTTCTTGTAGGGCACTTTTCTTTAGTTCTTCAACCTGTTCGGCATAGGGGTTAGTTTCTTCTGCTCGTTGATTCAATCGAGCTTCTAGACTGTCTAAATTATTCTTATGACCTAGTGCTTCTGCTTCTGTATCGTAGAATGTAATAGGGCGTTTAGGTTGTTCACCGATGGCAGTTATTTCGTCTACAATCTTTTGATAATCAGCCGATACTTTTTCTAGATATGTATAAGCATCGGTGATATTTTTAGTAACCGTGGCAGTCATTTCTTCGTGCTTGTGATCGTGAAGATCTTGTTCACAAGCCGGGCATTGTTTAGTTTCTAACTTTTCTAATTCTTTATTATACTTGGTAAGAGTTTTGTCTGCTTGTGTTACAGCACTTTCTAGAGTGGACTTCTGTTTCTGTAGGCTGATAATCTTGCTGTTGTTATCTTCCCACACTTTTAATTGAGCGTGAGCAGCAAGTTCGTTATTAATGTCCACAGTAACCAGCGTTTGTATGTTGTTTACTAGGCTGGTTAAATCTTGTTCTTTCTTGGTTTCCCAAGCATTGCCGCGAGTGATTAAGCTGTCGATGCTCTTCTGAATATTCTCATTGGACTTCTTGACAGTTTCAATTCGAGCAGTTTCTAATACAATGGCATCCTTGGTTTCTTTAACCAGGGCCTTCAATGTTTCTGCTTTTTCACTTAATTGAGTAATACCTAGTAGTTGTTCGATGACTTCTCGTTGATCAGCAGCTCGCATGGCTAGGAACGGTTCAGTATAGGTATTCAACGCCACAAGATGTTTAAACATAGTATGGCTCATACCCAGCATCTGTTCGATGGCCTTTTGTGTTTCTCTGCTATCACCTTGGCTATCGTCTTCTAATTCTTCAGTTTTAATCTGATCATTGTTGACAAACAACTTGAGCACATTGGGTTTGCGACCGCGTTCAATTCTATAAAGATTACCACCTTTATCAAACTCAACGGTGACCAACATGGCCTTGCTGTTGGTTTTATTGATTAAGTTTTCTTTCTTAATGTTGGTAAGTGCTTGACCGTACAGAGCATAACTTAGAGCATTAATAATGGTAGTCTTGCCAGTGCCATTTCTAGAACCAGTATCATCGCCACCTAGATCTAGATTAGACCCTAAAACCAGAGTCAAGGATTCGCGATCAAAATCTACTGCCTGGGTATTTTGACCCACGCTCATAAAATTCTTTACGGTTAAATTCTTTATATTAAAGTTCATTGTAAATTTCTAGTAGAGTGTTGATGTTGTATTGATCGGAATTGATACTGAGTAACTGTTCAGTGACAATTTGGTCTACTGATTCAAACTTGGCATCTTGGCTTTCTTCGATGATGCCGTCTAAGTTGCTTTTATCCTGAGTTAGACTAATTTCTCGAATGTCATAATTCTTATTGAATTCTTCTTTGATAAAATTTGCTTCTTCGTAGCTGATATCAATGTCCAAGTTTACCCGTAGGTGCATTTTAGATTTCATAATGCTGTCTTTCTGATCAATAAGGTCAGACAGTTTAACCACACGATACTTGGGGCAATCTGGCCAGTTGATAAACTCGGGTTCGCCGCCCCACTCTAAGACCATCATACCTCGTTCGTCATCCCAGTTGTCGGCAAAGTTGTGGGGAAAGGCGTTGCCAATATAGACAATCTTTCCTCGCTGTTGCCGCTTGTGGAAATGTCCGCTGAACACATAATCCTGATGTTTAAAATGTTCTGCTTGTAATTCACCGTGATCGGGCATCTGTACCATGGCATTCATATAGAACAGAGGTAATTCAAAGTGCCCAAA